TCTTGAAGCCACTCGAATTAATCTGTGAAAAGTGAGCAAATAAGTCTGCGCCACCATCGTCCGGAGTAATGAATCCAAAACCTTTGGCGTCGTTAAACCATTTTACTTTTCCTGTTACCATTTTACTATTTTCCTTGTTTGTAAATTTATGCTGTCTGTGTGAGTTATTTATGAACTTTTATCCATAATCTTTAGATTAAGCAACATGTTTTCAACTGTTAGTTTAGTAATAGTTGCCAACATTATCAGTTTGTCATCATCAGTATACACTTCTTTGTCAAACATGTCAAGTATACTTGTGCCAATCATTCTAAATGCCTGTTCTTGCCCAACAGCAAGTTTACCCCAATCTGCGGGATCGCCAGCTTCTACTTCTGCGGCAATTTCTACCAATTGGTCTAGTGTTATTTTTTTCATAGTGTTATTTGTCCAGTTCCAAATCCCATATGTCCTCTAGCAAAACAATTAAATGCTAGACTGTATCTAGTGTCTGTTGAATCACTTGCGGGAACTGTATGTTCTAGATGGGAAGGGAACAACAAGAGATCTCCAGTTCTCGGATAAATGGTATGTGTGCTTGAGTTATACTCGTTCACATGAGTTTTTTTAAACGTGGGCGTTGTTGTTGAGTGAAACAGGTTCACATGCGACCATGCCTGTTCAAACACAATTGGAGCAGTGGTGGCTGTTGTTTCTATATAGTAGACTCCACTGATCATAGAATTTTTATGATTATGTTTAATCACAAGTTCATCATTTAGATATCGATTGGCCCAGCTGGTTGATATATCAAATTTTATACCATCGTCGACGCCCAACGATTGATGCACAAAATAATCAATTGCGTCTGTTATCTGTTTACGCAAATTCTTGAGTTGAGGTTTGTCTAGAATGTACATGCCTTTTGATCCCTCATCGAGATCTTCGTCAGTGCCATCGTGGCCGGTTCGTTGATAAGGATACTCAAGATTTTTTAACCAAGTTTTGGTAATGATATTGAGATTGCCTAGATGTGTTTGAAACAAAGGTATTGCAAACAATGGCGTTATTCTATGTTGCATTTAAACAGTTAGGGTATTGATTACACCACCGGCTGTGCCTCGGGGGAATAGGTTAAAGGCCAAACTGTATCGTATCTTTGACGATTGATTTTCCTCAACCGAATGAGTCATCATGGATGGGAACATGATTAGGTCATTTTTGGCAGGATACAAACCCCAAGCATCGGCATTGAAGAAATTCAGCTTGGCATCGTTACCGTGGTCTTGATAATTGAAGTCCACTCTCACAGTTTCGGTCCATAGGTTATAGTTGCCCTTGTCTTTGTGACATACAAATGCACCAGTATCAACGCCTGTGTCTATGTAATAAACACCACTGATAAGGCTGTTGCCATGATAGTGTTGTCCAGAGTAGTCGCCTGTGTAATGACGATTCACCCAACTGTTCTCCATGCGAAAATCCATGTTGCGTTTTACGTCTAAGACTGTGTAGATAAAATTATCTGCCGCTTTCATAATTTTAGCTTTCAACGGAGCAAGTTCTGGAGTATCTAAAATATACTTGTTCACTGTATAGTCACCGTTGTCGGCGGCCATGCGTTCATATTCTTGATTTTCAATGAATTCGCGCATGCCTTTATCCAATGACCCAATGTTGGTCTGGTACAAAGGCACGCCAAACAGTGGAGTGACCTTATAGGTAGGTGTCATTTAATCCATCCAATTTTTTTACCTTGTGCTTTTCTGTTGTCATATTCTTCAACTGAGCTGGGGAATCTCCAAGCCCATATGGCCACCAGCATCATAAACACTGCTGTGTATATTATACCACGAACTGGGACTGCTGTCAACCACATGGTGATCAAACTGGTTGTCATCATGAACAACATGAAGTATTTCATCTTCTGTGGGAACACACGCTTTTCACCCCAGTTAGTAAGGAACGGTCCAAACAGTTTGTGATTGTAAATCCAGGCATGCATCTTGGGACTACCTTTGGCAAAGCAATAGGCCGCAAACACCACAAAGATTGAGTAGGGGATACCTGGTGTAACTAATCCAACATAGGCCATTCCCAAACTAAGGAAACCTAATATTTTCCATAAGAATTTTTTCATGCTATTCCTTAACAGGTCTAAATATTCCAATTAAGGAATTGTCGCCGGGTGTTCGATACCCGCTTGGCCAAGATCTTGTCACAGACCCGCTCGAGGGATTATTAACATTTTTTGCTTTAGTGCTTTGATTACCACCAACAAAAGAGTATGTTCCGCTACTGGCAGTATAGATAAAATTCACATGACCATAACTCCATAAAGCTATGTCTCCAGGCTGTCCTTGATTAAGTGGGATCTTAACGGCTTTATATGCAGCAGCTTTATCCCTAATATCAAAAGCCCAGGCAGTTTGCACAAATCTGTAGCCGCATCGTTTCAACACCCAATTTACATAACCCATACACCAAGCAGTTTGGTCAGTAAGCCAAGCACCAGTCTGTGGATATCCAAGTTCTTTCCATATACCAGTGATCCTAGAATTACTGGCGCGGCCGCCCATTCCTGTCTCTTCCCAAATCCCCTTGCCGGCTTCGTCGAGATTCTGCGACAGCAATGAAGGAATGTCACTGGCTAGTACCACATCAGTGTCAATTAAACTCTCACCGTCTGCTCCTTGTGGAGTACCCGGAAAGTTTTGTTTAACCTGGTCGTTAGATGCAACATTGTAAGCACCGGGATTAGCCACATATGCACTTGTTTGTCTGTTAATGGCTGCTTGTGTTGCTGGAGCAATTACTACAGGAGGGACTACAAAGGATGCAAATGTTCCGGAGAACACATTTCCGCTGCCAGTAGCAGGATGGCCACAGGTTGCCGCATCACCTTCTCTACATATTAGAATGCCGTTAGCATATACTGTACTACTAGATCCAGCCATTGTAGGGCTACTATGCGAACCACGACCGTGACCTGCTACTGCATCTCCTAGTCTTGCAATTGGTGAACCATTTACAAAAACATTAGAAGAACCTGCTGCGATTGTTCCGCCGGCAATATCGGCGCCTTGTCTCGATACTCCTGGCATATTAAAAATCCTTGGGAATATTCTGTTTGATCTTTGCTATATAGTTGCCAAGATCATTTAGTGCTTTGCTAACTTCTTTGTCCGACGGCTGTTTATCACGAAAACTCAGCAGTTTGCCTTCTTCAATTAGACTTCTATATGAGGTGATGAATTGCACTAATTCATAAGGCCCAATAATATGGATACCAGGGCCTTCGCCAAGCTCACGCAATTTTTGCTGATGACCTTCGATTTCCCCTAATGTACTAGCTAAGGTAGTTGTTTGGGCAGCAATTATGGCCAACGAATTCTTAATATCAGTTGAATTCGTTGCAATTGTTCCTAATGCTGTAGCAATATCGGCATAGTAACTACTGTAATCAATTGGGTCTCCTGCGGCCATAGATTAACCTTTGATAATACTACCAGCACTTACTGGCTGAATGCCTGTGGTCTGGAATACATACTGCTTGCCAACTTCCGGATCTGTTTCTGCCATGGTGATGATTGCACTTGAATTAAATGTCAACTTGGCATCCGGATGAACTGTCATCAGTACTGGAGACATTGCTGGTCCTTTCTGTGTCATGGCCAACATTAAAGGACGATCTAGAGTGATAGTTCCCATTGTGTCTTCCACAAATTTGCCCATGACTTCTTCTCCAGTAATCAATTTAACTGAGATGATATCACCTGCTGCAAATTTTTGTTTATTAAATAACATTTATATTTTCCTAATTAGTATCCGCTACCGTTGAAACCAGTTTCATCGATATATTTTCTTAATTCTGTAAAGCCACCAATTACATTACCATTGATGATAATTTGTGGTACTGTTCTAGCAGTTGGTACAGCTTCTAACAATTCTTCTCGAGTGTAACCGTCACCAATTTTACGTTCTTCAAATTTAACACCTTGCTGTGTCAACAATGCTTTTGCTTGATCACAATAAGGGCAATGGTACTTGCTCCAAACTATTACTTCCATGATGTGTCCTTTTAACTGTATTATATAGCCGGCAATTCAGCATAGTCAATATTTTCTCCCATGACGCCGATAACATAGTTTGTGCTTTCTGTTTCTTGTAGAGCACTTTGTTTCTTGCTGGTATCTGTGTGCTTGTTGAACCACGGAATTGGAGTTGATTTTGGTGCGGCCTGAAGATACTTGATACCAATATCTTTTAATGCGCCCACTGCGGTATAATCTACAAAATCTTTTAGGATGTTGGCATTGAGTCCAATAACAGGACCTAACTTGAACAAATAGGTGGCCCATTCTTTTTCTTCACGAATAACATCCATGTAAAGTTGATACACTTCTGCATGGCATTCTTCTCGAGCTTCGACAAATCGAGCATCCTCTTTGACCACTTGATTGATCATATAAGCAGTCCACCCTTTGTGTAAGAGTTCATCTTGCAAGATCAATTGAATGATGTTGCCATTACCCATAAAGATTTTATTCTCTACCATGGCCAAGCTGGTGGCAAAGCTAACCATAAAGCGGAACGCTTCTAGCGCATAGCTGGCATGTAGTGCCAACCAAACAGCCTTAACGTGTTCTTTCTCAGTAACCTCTTGTCCAAGTTCTTTACGGCAGTTAATAACGTGTAGCTTGTCATAGTAGTTGCCTACCGAACTGGCCATGTCTACAATTTCTCGAGTGTCATGGATGGTGTTGAACACATCCTTGGGTACATTGTAAATGTTACGAATAATATGGCTGTAACTCTTACTGTGAATATTTGTTTCAAAGAATCCCCAGTTGTACATAAGTGCTTCTACTTCAGGGAGACTACACACCGGAGTAAATACCTGTGTTGGTCCACGACCTTGCAAACTATCCAGTGCTGTTTGACGAAGTAGGTTGCTAGTGAAGATATGTTTGACAGCATCGCTGGCATCTTTAAAATCGTTCGAATCTTTAGTCAAACTAATCTCTTCTGGTTGCCAAAAGAATCCTCGGGCAGTTGAATCAAAGTCTGCAATCTTTTTATATTTTACTTCTTCAAAGCGTTGAATGGTCACTGGCCCTGCTGGATCCAGAAACATCTTGCGATTGAGATAGTCTGTTTTTGTGGTTAGGTTATATTGTTGTTTGCTCATAATTTACATGCCTCGCAGTCTTCGTCTTCGATTACTTCTCTTTCGTTATGGAACCCGTTGTAGTGTACTTCGGGAGTTGCTTCGGCCATTGCTTTGCTACCTGCCTTATTAATCAGGCTGTAGTAGAATGTTTTCAATCCCCACATGTGCGCCTGCATCAAATTTTTAGCAATCAATGTAGTAGGCACTTTACGATCTGCCCAGTGTGCTGGATTGTAGAATGTGTTAGTTGAAATTGATTGATCAACATAGGCAGCAAGAACTGCGGCTGTTTTCAAATAGCCATCACAGTCTTTCTGTTCCCACATCATTTGATATTTGTTTTTTAGTTTATGGTATTCAGGAACAACCTGTACAAATGATCCTGCCTTTGATTCTTTAACTGATATTAGGCTCATGGGCATTTCAATGCCATTGGTTGAGTTAATAACAACACTTGAACTTTCAACAGGGGCAATGGCCATCAATGTGGCATTACGCACACCGTACTGCTTCATATTACCACGTAGTGTTTCCCAATCAAGTTCAGGAGCGAAGTCTGCCAGTTCATTAACACCCTTGGCACGAAGTTCCCAGGGAAAGACGCCTTGTCCATATCTAGTTTTATGACTCTCTGTACACGGGCCACGTTCTTTGGCTAATTCAACTGTGGCTTCTGTTAAGTAGAACGCTTGGTGCTCCATCCAGGTTTTAACATCCTGTAGTGCATCTTTCTCGCCATACTTGAGTCCACGCTTGGCATGCCAGTAGGCAAGATTTGTAACACCAATACCTAGTGGTTGTATCTCGTCGTTACTAAGTTTACTCTGTATCGACAAGAAATCTTGATAGTCAAGAATGTTACACAGGCTACGCTGTAGAATCCTACAGGCTCTACGCATATCCTCTGGATTGCGGAACGATCCCCAGTTGATAGATCCCAGTGTACATAACGCTATGCGTCCACTATCGTCGTCTAATCGCTTAAATGAACGTGTGGGTAATAGGATCTCACAGCACAAGTTACTTTGATAAATCGTATGGTACTCAGGATCAAAAGGTCCTTGGTTCATGACATTATCAATGAATACGAGATATATTCGACCCGTGTCTGTGCGCTCTTTTAGTATACCACTCTTGAACACTTCTTCGGCACTCATCGTTTTCTTACGGAGGCCTTTTTGTTTTTCGTACTTGACATAGAGTTCTTCAAACAACTCAGTGTCTTTGTAAAACGCTTCGTATAGGTCAGGTACTTCGTTGGGATCAAAGAAGGTTATGTCTTCTTTGTTTTTGAATCGTCTCCAGAAGAAGGCACTAAGCACAACCCCATAATCCATATGACGGACTCGGGTTTCTTCTGTTCCTTGGTTGTTCTTAAGAACAATAAGATCATCAAACTGATGATGCCAAATAGGATAAAAAACAGTAGCACTTGCATTACGAATACCTCCTTGACTGCAACTACGCAGGTCACCAAACCACTTCTTCAAGAAGGGTATCATACCTGTGTGCATAATCTCACCACCACGGATGGGACTGCCTAATGGACGTAGTCGTCCAATTTCTAAACCAATGCCTGCACGTTTGCTGGCATACTTGGCCATCATTTCACCTGAAGCAAAAATACTATCCAAGTCATCATCACTGCGAATAAGTACGCACGAACTGAATTGTTTAGTAGGGGTACCGAGACCAGCAAGGACAGGAGTAGCAAGAGTAAATAGACCATCGGAGGCTGCATTGTAGTATTCCTTGATATAACGCATACGTGATGCATTAGGTTCTTCTTTATGAAAAACAGTAGCGGCTGCAACCATATATCTAATTTGTGGAGTTTCGTATGTTTGTTTTGTACTACGATTTTTAACTAGATACTTTTCTATCAATTGCTCAATGGCAGCATATGAATATGTTTCATCCTTTTCATGATCCAACATGTCATTCATCTTGTTCCAGTCATCTTCTGTGTACCACACAAGTAGGTCTGGCGTGTACAGACCGGTGGCCACATTTGTCTTGACTATTTCATATAGACTAGGGGGAGTGTAGCTACCGTAAACATCTTTACGCAACATGCTAACTCGCTGTTTGCCTGCTACATACTGATAATTGGTATGACCAACGTCGGGATTGTTTTCAACGTCTATGAGATCCACAATGGCTCTTAGAGTGATTTCATCTACTTCTCTTGTGGTTATGCCGTCATAAAAATGTGGCTGTGCTTTGATCTCGATCATGCTTTGGCTAACATCTGCAATACCGCTACATACTTTTGCCACCTGTGCCTGCCATTTCTCAATGGTGAGTGGCTCTCGATCACCATTTCTTTTGATTACTGTTATTTCCATCTATGTCTCTACTTTATTTGATATTTATTGGTAATGCCGAACTGGACCACACGATGTCGGTTTTGATTTCTTGTAACACATTAAGATCATGAGCTATCCTTGGTTCGTAGTTTAACACAGCGTTATCTGCTACTAGAAAGAATTTTGAATCGTGATCTTTGGGGAGCATAGACTTATGTATCTCACAAACGGTATCCATAAACCGCTGTGTTAATTTAATAGTATACAGCATGCCGAGACAAATAGCAAGATCATCTAGCTTGCCGTCGATAACCAAATGCCAAGGGTCAGGCCAAGTGTTTGGTTGTTGGGGGTCTAAGAAAGGATTGACAAACGGAGCATGGCTCCAGAGTTCAGCAACATCACTTAATGGAGTGGCGCTGACTTCTAAACTATCTCTGAACTGCTTCCATTTAAATAATCTTTCGTTTCCGTAAAGATCAAACACCGTACGATATTGAATATGATATCGTTCCAGTTTGACCGGAAGACAGCGGATTTCGATATGACAACAACAGTGTTTCAATTCCACTGTCGCCATCGTTGTCTTTTAATTCTACATTAAAAACAAAATCTGTCATAAGAATCCCCTCTGGTGTAGATGAACTGGGTGATGAATACACGTAGTTGTCGGAGAATGTAAATTCGCCTACTGACTCAGTGACCATTACCACTATTTGTCCTGCTCGTGAATGATCGCCTAACTGTAAAACATAATCTATGTAGGTATATCTGTTGAATGCTGCAAATACTGACAGTGGTTTAAAACCGTCTGATAGATAGATTATTTCATAATTCATATCTATCAAACTGACCCTGGAGGCGTTTTCAACTTCTGTTATTGCAGGTCTAGTACTCACTGCGGTGAATCCTGCTGCTTGATGTCTGTTGCTGGTGCTGTCAATCACAGTATTGCCATTTTTCTCTCCAAACTTGACGATACTGGATGTTGGCGTGGCTGCGTTGTTGGTGTTGTTGCCGCAGTTGATGAATCTGGAACGTTGTATAACTGTGCCTGTACCATTGTCAGATATAAAGGCGTGTGCGGCAATTTCTTCAAACTCACAGTCAAAGACACGCCATAGGTTTCCTTGGCCGGGTACACCGTTAATCACTATTGCGGTGTTGCAGACAAAAAATCTACAGCCGTCAAATTTCACGCTGGTATCAAAACTTGGCGGAGCACTGGAATCTATGGTAATCTGATCAGATCTCACGGCCAACGGAGTTGATTGCCACACACAGTCTTTGAGCGTGATGTTGGTTACTTTAGTACCATCAAGACTGTTTTCCCAGTACAATGATGGATTGGAGTTTTGAATATCACCAACGATAGGGTCTCCCAACACATAGCCGCTGGTCCATTTTACATTGGTGAACGCACTATCTGCTACTCCGGTTAATACCGTTTGACCTTGATTGTGATCAATTGTTAAATTACTGATATTGACATCGGTTGGTCTATTGCCACTGGTGAATTCTGCAACTTCTTGACCGTTAGCTGTGACAAATAAAATACTGTTGTTGCCTATCTGCAGAATAGCACCGTCTCTGGTTTCGCCTTGTATCTTTGCCGTGCTAGGAATTTTTAAGTTGCTGCTGAAAAAATATGTGCCGTTGGGGATCAGCAGAGTTTTTTTGAATCTAGGATCTATGTTTCTAAACAATTCATTCAAGGCATTTTGAAAAAATGGCACACAGTCTGTGCTGCCATCCGGTATGGCTCCAAAATCCAACACACTGACATATTCATCTAATTTGGTCTGAAGTGACCTGGCAACACTTTGCGCTATAGAAGGTTCAGATTCACTGAATCTATAACTGGCTGCAAGTTCTAATATGTTATCATGCTCGGTGAGCACTTTGGTATTGCCAACATAAGGGGCACCGTCAGCCACGCTGCCGTTACCTATGAACAGTTCCTGGGAATCTACTGCCCATGCAAATTCTGCCGCGCTCAGTTGAGGAACACCGATTCCTGCATTTTTAAGGCCTCTTCTGACCTGGATTTTTGATATCTGGACAACAGCCATAGTAGTAAATTCCCGTTATAGAGTATTTATCTTCCTAGACTGTAGTATTCCTCTACCTTGTTTAACCAAGCGTCCTGCCATTTGTTGAAGTCTGCAGGCTCTAGAGTAAACTGTTGATATTCAAAAGCACGACTGCACATAAAGATAACACCCTTGCGAATATCTGTGCCGTAGACTTCATTATGTGCTAGTATATAGGCCATCAGTTGTAGATAGTAATCTTCCACCCACTCTGCTTTCTTGGGCTTGTTGGTCTGCTTGTAATCCATTACCGCAGGCTCGCCTTCGTGTATGCCCACTAGGTCAGTGGTGCCCGAGAATAGACCGGGAAAGTACAGGCTCTGTTCCATGGCCCATATTTCGTTTACCTTGCTTAGTCCGTTTTCAATAATCACATCAGCCATTTTATTGGCCTGTATGTGTACAGGATTATTTCCAGGTTGACGTTGCATGCCGCACACAAAACGTTCTAGATTGCCGTGCATGGCTGTGCCTACACCTGCGGCTTCTGTGGTAATTTGTTGTGCCTTGGCATGCCCAATTCTATCACGCCATTCATTCAAATGGGTCATGTCTTTAGTAGCACCAAGTATAGTGGTCACTGATGGAAGGCTTTCGCCGTCCGGAGTAAGATATACTCGCTTGCGAGTAATTGGATCGTTGACCTGTTGACAGGGCTTATATTGAAATTTTTCTACAAAGGGAGGTGGAGATATAGTCATACTGTATATATTACAGGAAAACTACGGGGACGTCAAGTCTGGGGTGTTGCTTGTGATTGTGCCAATTGTCCGGCCGCTGCTGATGCTGCTGTTTGGTCTACTGCTGTTTGACTATCTTCTGGGGATTTGGTTCCGTCACCTTTTGGCTCTTCGTCTGGTGCACCTGGTACGTTTAGTTCAATGCCGTCAGCGTTAAAATTCTTAACCATCTGCTGAATAGTTGGTATTGAATCGTACATGGCCTTGAATGTTTCGTAGTCTGCTGTTAGTTCAAATCCATTTGTGGCTAGAACTTTGTTGAGTCCATTCCAATTTAATTTAGCAGGCGCCTTCTTACTGGCGGCACGACCAATGTAATTACGAAGAACCATAACGAATCGATCACCTTCATCATCGCCGCTAAATTCAAAAAATCTCATTTTATAGCCGCCAACTGTTTTTGTAATTCAGCAAGTTCTTCTTGCTTTGATTTTATTTGATCTTGAATTTGTTTTTTTTGATTGGCGCGATCCAACGCCTGCTGTGCCATCATCTTTTGTTGCATCTGCGGATCTTGAGCAGGAGCAGCAGTAGGTGCAGGACCTGCTGCTGGTGCAGCACCTAACGGCGCTCCAGGGGTGCCAGGAGCAACCGTTGGGGCAAGTTCTCTAATTTTTAAGAAGTCGCCCTCGTTGGTGATGTCAAAAAATTTCATCCTGCCAATACTTTCATCAAACGGCTTTGACGATCAATGCTTTCACGCTGTTCACGTCCTGCATCACCTAGGCCCCCTGCTGCTGGTTCAGCTGCATCAAAGTCGTCACCTGCAACTTCGTCGCCCATATCCATTCCTGGCTCGGCATTCATGGCGTCTGGTTCTGCAGGAGCTGCCATGTCTGCACCTGGCTCGCCGCCTAGCATTTCAGCACTTTGTTCTTCGCCAGTAAGTGCTCTCACGCTGGAAGCTAGGGCCTCGCGAGTAGCTTTGAGATTTTCTAGTGCCGATTGGATAGCCGGAGCTGATGCAGATATAAACTGCTTGGCCTGCTCTTGTCCCATTTCGTCACGGATAGAATCGCCTAACTGTAATAGAGTATCGTTCTCCATACCAGAAAGTTCCTCGATCCAACGGCCAACTCTGTCAACCATTGTCTTTGCTGTGACAATCGCAGACGCTTGCTGGATTTCACCTTCTCTTAGATTACGCATATTATCTCCTGTATTTTTTGATTCTGTTTCAATTGATTCTTTCATGTTGGCTTCAATCCATTGCATGACATCCCAAAGGTCATTGACCAGTTGATTAGGGCGGACTGGTTCGCCGCCACCACGTTCTGCCATTTTAGATTGTGCTCTAATTGCCGCTAGTAAATTAATTGCATCTTCTGCATTATTAATATACGCTTCATTCTGTAGACTTTCGCCTTGATTAAAAGTTCCATAGTCTTCATCGCCACCATGACCTGCTGATGCTAGGGCATATGCATCATCGGTGTCGCCGCCTTCGTCGTCTGATCCTTGTACAACATAACTAATTTCGGATTCTAGATCTTGAATATACGAATCTATATTGCGAAGTTCGCCGCCATCTTGATCGGAATAAGAATTCCAAATTTCATCGATGGCAGACTCAATATCACCCTTGCTTAGAGCCGCCATAATTTTATCATAGTCGGGATCACCGTAGCCGCCAATTTCATTCATATCTTCGTCGAATTTCTTAAGAAGATCTACTACCGCTTGTTCGTCAAAGTTGCCACCTTCCGTCATACCTTCTTGTACTGGTTGGCCATTATCATATTGTCCAAATTGTCCAGCAGGGAAATCGCCTACTTCGTAATCTTCCGGATTAGGTGATTCAGTGTCAATCCATGCCTGTGCTTCGTCTGGACTATTAAAAGGACCGTGGTATGGATCACGTTGGCCAGAACGTGGTCCCAAGAGCATTACATAGAACGCTTGTGCTTCTTCTAGTTGTGTGTTGTCAACAATAGGCTCATCACGCTCTGCAAGTTCTGCAACAATAGCATCGTGCATGAACTGTGCCTGTGTTAGAGCATCGTTTTCCACCGTTTCGTTGAAGTTAGAACTGCTACGGGCCGTGTAGATCTGTGTGCGTAGTTTATTACGTGCATCTTCCAGCTGTTCAACACTGAATGTTTCTAAGTTTAGTTTACGCCCAAAAGTTTTAGACAACGATTCATTTAGTCTTTTAGATGATCTATTGAATGCAAAAAGGTCTGTTGTTTTCATATTAGTTAAGGTCCAGAATGATAGTATATTTATTCATATGCAGGTCAATCGCTGCACAATGTTTTTGGCATTTATAGCTCGATCTCTGCTTTCACAGTATCTAGCCCATAACATGTCTGCACGGTTGTGATCATGTTTGAGCTGTGCTTTTTGATATTGAGCACGAAGCATTTGACTGTCATGGTACCAGCGGCCGTACTCCTGATCTGCCCTATGCAGCTTATCAGCGTGAATTGACAGTTTGTTTACAGCCAACATATTGGCCAATCGTATGGCTGCTGCATTTAGGTAAATGTCTTTGTAAAGCCAGGTGTCATTATATCTAAGGTGTTTGACAATGCCTTCGCTGACAATGAGTACATCGCCCACAAGGATTCCTTCTGCGACTTTAACTGGGAGAATTTGATGTTTTTCAATTAATCTTTGTTGTGCAGAACTAACTACTTGCTCTAAGCGTTTAGAAATGTTAGTCATAAAAAAAGGACCTATGGCCCTTATTTAATTGTATTCAACCTGTCACTTGAACAAGCTGGCAAATGTTGCAGAGTGGCCGGATAAAAAGCCCAACACTGCTATGCCGCCTGCTGTCATATAGATCCATTTTTGTTTGAAACGTTCTAATTCTGTAATTTTACTGGCCAATTGACTATGTTGTTCACAGCTTGCTCCGTACATGTCATCTAATTTGGCCATGACACTGTCGCGAGTCTTGTCTAGACAGTCGTGCATGTCTTTGACATCAACCTTGATCTCGTCTAATTTTTCGTCTAGGTTTGCTACCTTGGTCTCTACTACACCAAGTCGTTCTACGGTTGTGGCCATTATGGCTGTTTCCTTTTATGTTAAGTCAAGTGCTCGCTCCGAGCCATGTGCCTAAGTGTTCCGAAATGCCTAATGGTTTTGCCTGTTAAATTGTATTTATCCCGCTTGTGTGATTTCGTATATCCAAATATTTGCACGATCACCTTTACTAATAAATGCTGCTGGATCTATATCAACTGAATTATTTAGTTGATTGGTTATAGGAACCCCATTGATATCGTCAATTAACAGGCCAACTGGGTCTTGACCTTTGAGAAAAACACTATCACGTTCTGTATCAAAGTTCCAAGTCCAATAAGTAGCCTTACCTTCTAGGTCTCTTGGCAACTGTCCGGACTGTTGACTGGGGTCGGACAGAAAGGAAAAATTAGAACGCAGGCCAATTGCCTGTTGAAGAGCGTTGAAGTTGGCCTGTTGTCCTAATTTCAATTGATCAGTTTCATATCTACTAGCGTGAGTTCTAGTGATGTCTACGAGAGTAATAACTTGATAGCGTGCCATAATGTGCTACTATTTACGCCTACGATTGACCAGCCAACAAAAAAGCACCCGAAGGTGCTTTAGTGCTTCCCATCCCTGAGAATTAACTAATTAGGTCTGTAGACCAACAAAAGTTGTTGGGTTAGTTACAGTCAATGTACCACCGCCTGTAAATGTCCAAACACCAGAAGATGTACGTGAACCTGCTGCAATGATACGGCCTAAACGGATTGCAACTGTGTCAACGTCAAGAGCGTGACCGTCACCGATAAATGCTAGCTCAAGACCGTTGGCCTTGCCTTGCATCAATGCACCGGTAGTGCCGATTTCATCTGTCAATAGTGACATAGTTGCTGCGTTACGTGCTGTTGCATCGCCGCTGTTATTCAAAACACACTTAAACAGTTTTAGTTGTAGTGTAGATTGTAGTGTGCCCAATGCTACTGCTGTGGGGTTTACTCTTGTTGTTTCTGCCATGATGTTTTCTCCTTATCAATGATCCCGCTCCGGGACCGGCAATATATAAGAATCACCTTGATTCTTATACAGTATTTATATTGGATTGAAAAAATCACGCCGATACGGCTGATTTTAGTCGGCTCTAAAAGGAGTCCAGCGGTCTCTAGGTACCAACTTTGAACCACCAGCAACATAGCCTTCCCCGCCGGGCTTGCCACCTGTTGTGGCTGTAATGTCACCTCCGGCAGCGTCTAACTCACGTATTACTTCATCTTTGGCTGCCATGATTTCACGCACCAGTTCAAACAACTTGTCCATAACTCCTGGATGTTGTTCGCTGTGTGCTGTGATCTTGGCAGCTTTAGCAGGAGTTTTTTGCACAAAAGACATGAACGCTTCTGTGTTGATGTTGTCCAATTGCTTGGCCTTTGATTGAGTGTTCACAAAGGTATAGATCTCACTCTGCAGATAGCCCATGCCTGCTACAGGAGCCAACAGGTTGTTTATTGCCCGCTGATTTTTGGCCAATGCTTCTATCTTGCTGAGATTATCTGCTCCCACAGCAGGTCTGTAACTCACACTGGTGAGTCCAAACACCTTGAGTTCAGGGTTACCACTGAACTGCTCAACGTCATTGAAGTCTTCACCACTCTTGTCTCCAAAGTAACTGAACAGTTTGTGTGCTGCCACTGCCACTTTGGCCTTGGCCAACTGACGGCCAACTTCACTGCTGCCTGTCACGGAATAAGTGGTTTGATTAGGAGTGAATGATATTTTACCATCGCCACCTTTATAGGGTTTACCTGGATGGAATAGAATATCTCCATAAACATAGCCACGGAATTCTGCAGGTGTTGCCTTTTCAAATATGGGCCACAGTGCGGCCATATCACTGGCAAATTTAGGACGCCAGTCTTCACCTTTGCCACGACTCATGATAAACTGTTTTAATTCTTCTGGGTTAGAGCTTTTGCCTTCTTCACGTCCCCAGTTGTTCTTGCCTACCATGCGGAAGGTGCCATCTTCTTCACGTCCCCAATAGACTGTGGGGTTGCCGTCCCACTTAATGGTAATACTGGTTTCTGGACTGGCTAAATCTTTTAGGATCTGTATGGCTTTGACAGCACCATTGGCCTCTGTGAACACTAGATCTTCTAGGTGATTAAACTCACGGCCCACTTTCTTGGGTGCAGGAGCCGCTTCGTCTTCAATTAGGAATTCAAATGCTCTCATTTTGTAATGTTTATCATTCTGCGCATCCAACCTATTGTTCCAGGTTGATAGCTTTCAAAGGCTTCGTTCTTCGGCAATTCGATTCCTTGTTTGCCTAGTGTTTCTCTAGCACCTGCAACTAGCTCTTCGTAGTTGGGCAGTTTCTTGATATAATTGAGAATGGTGTCCACAGAACGAATGTCTTTGACCGTGGCTGATTGTCCCAATAGCTGCTTGCTGATCACATTCCAATCGTTGCCGTCAGGTAACAGTTCGTCTGTGGTAGCGTTTAGTAAACCATGTTTGGGACTGTACTTCATGCCTCTAGCACGGGCAATTGAACTCAATACAATGTGGCGGTGCTCTCCACGGTACTCACCCTGTCCACCGATCATGCTACCTTGTTGAAACTTGGGATTTGCGGAAAACATAAAGTCAGCTTGCACAAACCCATTGGCAGCATCACCGTTGATAGGAGTTTTCCAATGCACATTATCTCCGCTGAGCTTGACATTTTCTTTGCCAAACTGTGCTATCAATTTGTCGGCAAAGGCTCTTTTGTCTACTTCATTGGCATCCACTGAAAGATCTAGATCCCCGGAACTGTTGCGCTCAAAGGTGCCATCTGGATCTTCTTTGCGGCCTGTGGTGCCCAACCATTTCACCGGTTTTTTGTCATCTGCGTGTTTTTCTTTGGTAAAGTCCAGGCCTGTGATCTTTTCGATATACAGGACCGTCGACTCAACGTCGCCTGTGGCGATGCGTTGCGTTAGTGATTTTTTATCGGCGTCCTTGAATACATTACCGCCTTCAAATAGCTTATTCATTGTTGTTAGATTCTTCTAGTTTTCTTTTGGCCTTACGCGATTCTGCCAATCTTCGTACACCGCGGGTAAATTTACTGGGATCTTGTCCTTTGATAGCATTGATCAATCGACGCTCTAATTCGTCAGCACTTTCAGCGTCATAATGCTTGTGTATGCTTTCCAACAGATTAATAGCGGAATTAATGATGTTGGTGGCACGGCTTTCGATCAACGAATCCGTATTGCGTACTTCGGCAATTTCATTGAGTTCCTGCAGAATTGATCTGGTACGAAGTTTCATAAATTGTTTCCTATCATGTATTTAACTCATTTTAAACAATTATAACATTGTACTGAAAAATGCGCGATTGCACAAGAGCTGGATAAATAACTCAGTAGAAACCATGAGTACTACAACACAGAGAGAACAATATGAAATACTTATCAAGCAGGATGCTGGCTATATTGGAACGATTAGCAGAAATGTTCCCAGGATCCAATTACCAAAGCCGCTTAGACGCTTATCTAAGCACCAAAGGCATTACCGATGCCGCACAGTTGGAAAACTACATCCGACAATTCAATTCTCAAAAGGAAAGCTATCTATGAAATCATTTTTAAACGCATTATACGAAATCGGCCTAAGTATTGGACAGGCTCGCGCCGCTGCGGCAATGGCTCGTGCAGGCATGCACAAAGAAGCTAGAGACATAATGTTAGCCAAATAAATTCCGATAAATATTGGCATGAACTTGGTGTACATACACGGTGCTAATGCCACCAGCGAAAGCTTCAATTATATCAGAAGTAAATTAGGTCAAGGTATCGATATCAATTACGACAGTCGTAACGGGTTCGAAAACAACCTAAAAGACATGCAGGCAACACTAAAAGATTATAAAGATCTAGTATTTGTTGCACACAGTCTAGGTGGTATCTACAGCCTACACTTAGCCAACTGTATTCCGGAATCTGTTAACGGTGCTATTACACTTAGTACTCCGTATGGGGGCGCCGAAGTAGCGGACTATGCTCAATACTTTTTGCCTTTTAGCAGACTAATGCGAGACATTGGTCCTAGTTCGTGGGTTATGAAGCAAGCTAGCCGTATTAAAATACAGCACCCGTGGACTAACATTGTGACTGTAAAAGGACAAAGTCCTTTTATGCACGAGCCCAATGACGGGGTTGTGACCATTGCTAGCCAGAAACATCATAAGGATATGGAACTAGTGGAAGTCCAATACAACCACTACGAAGTAGTGCTTAGTGATGAAGTGGTAACCCTTATCAAGGAACGAGTAAAAAAGTTCAGAAAATAAGTTGCTTTTTTGTCTCTAGGCATATATAATAAACTAACAGCGAAAAAGAAGTAGTTGTTAGCAACAGACATTAACACACAGGAGATTATTATGTCAGAAATTTTTACAGCACCAAAGCTACCAGAAGTTAAATTCAATAAAAACGGTTATGAAATCCGTACAGATATCTTGGGCATGGCTAAAAGCCTAGTGCAAGACGACTTTCAATCTAAGTTTGCAGGTTGGGAAATGACAGCTACTCGTGATGAGAAGACTGGTCAAATTGTTAGCACAGTTCAAATGCCAGAGTTTCCAGGTTTAGATAAAGTATTAGAGACCGCCGAAAAAATGTACGCATTTGTTAATGCAGGCGTAAAGAAATAATATTACGCTCATAGAGCAAAAATATATAGTGGTAAAAAGAAAAGCACCTTCGGGTGCTTTTTCTTTATGCTCTAACTGTTGCTAATTTAAAGAACCGCAGTATACAGATATACATCCAGCCAATATCGAACTCCCACCAACGTTGACTAAACTTAGCATTGGCTCCGTCTGCATGATGCCCGTTGTGTAGCTCCTCGCCGCCTATCCAGAAAGCCCAGGGTATTAAATTCTTCGAAGTGTCGTTGGTTTCAACATTTCGATATCCCCACCAATGGCTGAGTCCGTTGATAACTCCAGCTGCCCATATTGGAATCCAAATCATTTGAATACCCCACACCACTAAACCTATAGGGCCAAAAAGAACAAGGTCTATGACCAACATTAAAAGAATCCCTAAGCGGCTGTGCGGGGTATAAAGTTTACGCTCGATCCAGTCATTAGGTGTGCCTGTGCTCAACTGATCGATCATTGCGGTATCTTTGCTAGCCTTGTGATATAAGAATGCTCCGCCAAATAGCACACGCCAAATTCCGTATATTTGGGGACTATGCGGATCGCCCTCTTGATCACTCTTCTGGTGATGTTTGCGATGGATGGCTACCCATTGTTTGGTCACCATACCGGTTGATAACCATAGCCAAAAGCGCATTAGATGTGCCAGGATTGGGTGAAATTGTACTGCTCTGTGTGCTTGACTTCTATGTAGGTATAGAGTGACACAGGCTATGGTAATTTGAACCATTACCAAGGTTGCGATTATTATATTCATATTTTACTTAGCCCGTTGACACAAGGGTTAAAGTATGTTATAATACAGTATGAAAAACAAACTTATACTCACCGATGCCGATGGCGTCTTGTTAGATTGGGAATGGGCGTTCTCAGTTTGGATGCAAGAACGTGGATACACACTAACAGCGGATAACAAGAAAAGCTATTATCTACATCACCACTATAACGAACTAGAAGAAAAAGATGCCAAAAAGGTTGTAAAGACTTTTAACGAATCTGCAGCAATTGGATTCCTTCCTGCACTTAGAGATGCTGCTCACTATGTTAAACGACTACATGAAGAACACGGCTACGAATTCCGTGTTATCACAAGCCTAAGTCTGGACAAGAACGCACAGAAACTGCGTGAAATGAATCTACGTAAGTTGTTTGGCAATGCTATCGAAACAGTTATTTGCCTAGATACAGGCGCAGACAAAGATTCTGCATTGGCTCCATACAAAGACAGCGGCCTGTGGTGGATTGAAGATAAACCTGCCAATGCTGATGTCGGACATGCTTTAGGTTTGAAATCTGTTCTTATTGAACACGGGCATAATATGCATCACAAGTGTTCTTACCCTGTAGTCAAGAATTGGAGTGAACTCTACGAACTTGTTTTAACTCCAGTATCTACTGCTGTCTAAACTGTCCCAGTAGGCTTTATTATTGCGATTGACAAAGTTCTTAACTAGGTACTTGGCCATGCCCATATAGCCCATCTTCTTAAACCTACGGCTATCTTGTCCAAAGTGATGGCGAATGATTCTAAACTTTTTAGGGCTATACTTGCGTGATAAGAAGAAGTCTTCGCTTGTGGAAAACTGTTCAGGAAATCCCCCAAACTCTTCAAAACGATCTCTGCGGGTCAGCATGAATGCTCCCACAGCAAAGGGTGAGAAGAATTTTAATGCATGATTGATTAGATTAAATGTAGTAAATCCGACTTTAGCTCTTAGATCCTTGTCGTAGCATTTGATGTTTAGGCCAATGAGATCTAGGTTCTTACTCTCAATCAAATTGACAGCATCTTGAATCACAGTGTCTTTAAAGAAGCGCACATCAGCATCAATGAATAATATGTAGGGCGTATTAACCAATCGAGCTCCGTTGTTCTTAGCAAAGCTAACAGGCCCGCCATCGATAACCTCAACATTCAACTCACCTTTCATTATTTCGATAACTTCTCGTGTTTTGTCTGTGGAACAATCTGCAATGATAATTCTGGTGTTGCCTATTGATTGTTGGCGTAGATGCATTAGCAAATGCGCAATGTAGTTTTCCTCATTCTTACAGGGTACCACTATGGTAATTTTATCACTTATTGTTTTTGGCATTTGCCTTCTACCTTAAAATTATTAAACTTTAGCTGCCACTTCATCGACGCTAGGGTCATCTCGCAACTGGCTTGATCTTTGAATGCTAGTTCTATTCTTCCCGGAACGTCTTGAGGATTGTTCACGTGAACCGCTATTAGTATCAGTATCCACATCGTCTCGCTCCTTAGTCCAAGTTATGATTTCCCACTTACCATCGTGGTGCTCTACAAGTGCTGTACACGATTCAACCCAGTCGCCGTCATTCATATACGTAATGCCATCTATCTCTTTGATCTCTGCGTGATGTATGTGTCCGCATATGACACCGTCAAAGCCGCGTTTCTTACAGTAGGCCATTAGATTCCGTTCAAACTGAAATATAAAGTCTACTGCTTTCTTAACACGGGCTTTAAGATACTTGCTCAAACTCCAATAGCCAAAACCCATACGATGTCGTAGCCAATTGAACTTGCTGTTGGCAGATAGAATAAAGTCATAGGCCTTATCACCTAAGAATGCCAACCACGGTGCCAGTCGGGTAATGCCGTCAAACAGGTCGCCGTGGGTGACTAGATAGTGTTTGCCGTCTACCCCAACATGTTCAAATTGATTAACCACTTCCACATTGCCAAAGTTAATACCGTAGGGCATTAATGGTCTTAAGAATTCATCGTGATTGCCTGCTACGTAGATTACTCGTGTGCCACGTTTGGCATGTCCAAGTATACGTCTTACAACATTGGTGTGTGATTGCTTCCAACGCCATTTGTTTTGTTGTATGCGCCATACATCTAGTATGTCCCCTACCATATAGAGTGTTTCGCAGGTGTTGTGTTTGAGAAAGTTGTTTAACTTATCAGCTTGACTATCTCTAGTACCTAAATGCACATCGGATATAAAAATAGAGCGATAAGTTTTTAGCATAGCTAATATTTATCGCCCTAGGCTGTGTGTAATGTTACAGTTGTGTTAAATCTGTACCAAAGTCCATTTGCGTGTAAATGACTTACCTTCGGCCTTGTGTTTCCGTATCTTAGCGAACTCTTTTTTACGTAGTTCGGAAACTGTTTCAGTATCATGGTCGACGCAAGCCTTGTACAGCTTCATTAATAATTTACGCTGTTTCATGGTTGTGTCCTCCTGTACTGTATTTATTCTAGGGTCGTAAAAAAATGCTCACTTAGAACGCCATTCCGGGGCACGACTCCCATAACGTTCTGCCCAGCAGCCGGGCACATCTAAGTAACGCAAGCGTTCCTAAGGTAGATGTTCTGTTCTAAATTAATTACACCAGCTTTGTTTGGCTTCACCGTAGTATTCACGGGCCAAGCCATTGCTGATAAGTCCCTGTCTAATGCTTTGTCCGTTTACCAAGATGTCTCCCAATATACGGCCACCAAACTTATCCCATCCATAGATAATAACCTGGTGCTTTGGGTGGGATTGTAAGGCTTGAGTTGTAAATTTACTCGCCAATTGCGCTCGTTGGTCTTCTTGTGGACATTGAGCTCTGTGTCCTTTTTCTGGCGTGTCGACTCCGTAGATCCTAACAGCAAGTTCGGGCTTGAGTGGCTGTGGGAGAAAGGGAGCGGCGATTACAATAGTATCGCCATCACTCACTCTAATAACCTGTGCATCGTAGGTCGCTGACTTTGCGGGCATCTTGCCCTGTGCAAATGCTAGTGCAGGTACTGCCAACAGCAGTAATAGAAATTGTTTCATGTATACTCCAATAAGTGCTATTATTTAGTTCCAAGCAACCATTTTGAATCGCTCCTCTGGGATGCCAAAGTACTCACACTTCCAACGACTCTGTGCAAAGAAGTCTAGATGATGCCACTTGTCTTTCTGTGCTAGGATCTGTTGGGCAGCATCACGCCAGTCTATGGCCAGCAACACAGGTTCTACAATTTTGCGAATATATTCTGTTTCTTCGTAGACAAAGCTGTCCCATTCCCAGTGTAGTACTTCAAAGACATTGCCCGCACGGTCAGCATAGTCCATAGAAAAGTCCAAGCCCCATTTAGGACGTAGTGCTATCACCTTGTTGACCAAAGGCAGTGTACGAGCCCAGTATTCCAATTCTTCTAGTGCAGCACCTGTGTAGCCTTTGCGTTCAAACAGTAGGCTATGATTAAGATGTGAGCCTTCTGTGGTAGGCTGTTGCATAAACCAATCCTGTTTAAGGGCTCGTAGATGTTCTCTGTGCTTTTTAGGTTTAGCTCTGTTGCCGTAGGCAAAATGTTGTTCTAAGGGAGTGAGGTCGTATCCGTTCTGGTCAAATAGATCAAGATCATCTATGGTGGGTTGGTACAGCAGTTTCTCTATGGGCTGGTCCCAATAACCATTTGCATCAAACTGATTATCGGATAGCGTAATCATATTACTTTACAATAGGTCCGCCAGTGATCCAAAGTTGACAGCTACGGGTTCCAGCACATTTAAAGTGTAGTAGAGTACAGTAGCCTAGATCAGCTGCTTCGCGAGTTTTCTCTGCTTCGTATGCCTCTGCGCCCATTCCGTCGTGTATGCACTTGTACATTGCATCGGTGATGTTGAATGCCGCACAATTACCACAGGTCATTGTCTTGGCAGTCTTTTCGTTTATATCCCACTGCTTGGCTGCGTCTTTCCAATAGTTGCCAGGCTCATCAGGATTGGCAGGACCGTAGTGGTGTTTGTCTATAGCTGTTTGTCTATTCTTGACATTTACTTCTAGATCGTGTGTGGCAATAGGACAGCCTTTGTTTGCTGCTTCTACAATGTTGATATATTTTCTGTACATTTAGAATCCGTTAGTGGCTGAGTTGTAGAACAGTTTACCAGACCAGTTTGATGTTTTAGATTGTGTACTACTTGCCCAACTAACCGTCATTGTGCCTGGTCCTGTTAGGTTACCAAACATAACACGGAAAGGATAGTAGATGTTCGCTGTCATTGCTATAGTCCCGCTCACTTCTGTAACACCGTGAAGACCGCCGTTCTTTACAACGGCATTAGTATGAGTATATCCTGTAATAGCATCCGGGCCTATCCACATATAACTAGCATCGTCGGTGCTGGTGTAGAATGTATAGGTATCTGTAGTAGGTGCTAAGAAGTATCCTGTCAGCATAATGCTGGTATATTCTGGTAGGCTGGATAAGTTTAAACTTGTATAGACACCTTGAGAAGTAGCAGCATAGGTATCGAAAAATGTTAGATCATCGTTAGCCGGAGTAAAATCAGTACCAAAATAGCCATTAGCATTTGTTGTGCCAGTTACTGTGCGATGATAAACTCCAGATGTAAATGTAATAGCTGCAACGTTAATCCATGGACGCCCTTGCAATAATCCACCTGGATTAGAATTATTCACTAATGTATTTCCAGAATACTTAGTAGGCAGATTATCTATATCGTAGGTGTTATTTTCTCTATAGTATGGCGCAGTAGTATCGCCTGCTGCTTGTCGTCTTGTTTGTGCGATGCCTAGCTTGGCTTCTTGCTTTAACTGTTTAGTTGATAGTGTTGATATTCCGTTTGCGGCCATTATTATATCCTCTGTGAGTATTTACCGTTTAAAGTTGAACGCCACGCTGATTCTAACCTGCTCGCTAGTGTTGGGCCTTACTCTATGCTCTAATGCCCCGGGAAATACTAGTAAATCTCCTGCTTGGGGTGATTCTGTCCAGTATGCTTCGCCCTGCTTAAACTCTATAAGACCCGCGGGAACTTGTACATACAGCACACCTACTCGTGCCCACTGACTGTGACTATGCCAACCTGTGCCTTCGCCCTGTAGGTTCGCATTAAACCACCATGTGTCTATACTACCCGCTTCTGCTTCAACTGCCCTATATGTTGATTCAAACCATGGAAAAGGCTGACCAGTATACCCTATACTCTGCCAGCCTGCTCCGTACCTGCGTCTATAGTCCAAACCACGCTGATGTTGTATCTGTTCTGCCAGCCCTGCGTCAACTGCCAGCCTCCGGTGTTCAAACATCAATTACCAATAGAAGTTAAACACATGTGAAGTGCTGGTAACACCGGTCAATCCTGTAGGATCGTATGATATAAATCTGTCGCCGCCCGAGACCACGATGGCCGTTACAGTTCTAATACCAAAGCCTGCTATGTTGCTGGTTATTCTAGCACCGATTGGTATAGCCGCTGACTCGGCAAATCTAGGATCATTTGCAAGACACATAGTAAGGCCTAGCGTGCCGCCATTATAAGGATGTACTAATCCAGTGAATGTGTTCGGGAACTCTTCACTCACAGTTGTACCGTTGTTGACGATAGTATGTCTAGCACCAGTGAAGTTTACTGTGGCCACGCCGCCCCATCCAGGTGAAACATCTACTCCCCAGTTACTAGGATCTGCTGTGAACACTGGTGCGGTGACTATGCAAGTTGTGGAATCGCTAGTATTTGTTACGGTATTGCCTACTCGAACTTGTTTATCTAAATTAGGATACGCTGACTTGGAAATATAGATAGTGGTCAGAGTGTTAGTGACTACC